GTGCAGGCCGTCAAGAGCCTTGCTATCTGGCCGAAGTCTGCCTACGAGATGCTTCAGGCCAACATGGGACCGGGAGCACGTCTTAGAATCAAACAGACACTCAATAGCACCGAGCCCCTTCTACCTGACAGACCTGGAGTTCATTTCAGGGGGATAAGCGAGGCTGGCCTATCGACAATCGACGCCACGATTTTGCCTTTTGACGACTTGGATAAGGCAATCCGTGTTGTGGCAAAAGAAGCAGGGCTCCTGCGTAGCAAGAAAGTTCTCAGGCTGATCGGTGACATGGAAAGCGCCATGAGGCGTGGTCTATTCGAAGGGGTCTATCCCTCAGCACAGATTACCGATATCCGTAATAATATCGCCCCTATAATCGCTCGACAGTTCCCACGCGCCACTGACGAGCAGATAAACGGTATGATTGCCAAGCTGACGAACGTCAAATACTCGACCATACCCGCGTCCCAGAGCGTGTTCCGGAACAGGTTCGTGCGAGAGGCACTACGCCGCTTGTTCTTCTCCATAGGCGAGTCTGAGGGCTTGCTGCGCCAGGCGGCTGGTGCTATTCGTGGGCCACAGTCAGCTTTCTGGAGGAAGCACTTCATAGGGGCGTATCTTGGTCTTTTGTTTGTCGCCAACACTATCCACTTTGCTTCTACCAAGCAGCTACTGCCAAAAGAGCGGTACACTCCCATATCTCGTACTCCTCATGGCCTGCTACCCTTTGGCTACAACCGAGACTTTGCGTCTCCAAATATACCCTTCACGGGTCGCACCAGCACACAGTTGACGCTCGACCTTGTGGGCCAGCTAGACACCGCTTTTAGAATACTTGACCCTGTAGGATTCTTAACGTCCAGGGAGTCCGTGCCTGCTAGGGCTGCAACTACTCAGATTACCAACGAAACCTTTACTGGGGAACCAGTCGATACAGTGGGGCCTGGCGGGATAGTATCGCGAACAGCGGCACTTGCTTCAGACCTATTCTTGCCTATAGGCCCGGGTCAGGCGAGTGCCCAGATAGCCCGAGAGAAAATACCAGCCCTTCGTGGTGTCATTCCCGAGGCTGAGGGGAGAATAGGCATAACAGGGCAGCTCATACAAGCTCCTGGCTTTAATGTGAGGGCTGAGACTAACCTTCAGATTCTCTCGCGGCACTCTCCTGGAGACGATTTCGAGGTGCTTGATCCGTTTGAGAAAAAGGAGGTGCGTACTCTACCAGAGCTGAAGCAGGAGATGGATGCAAGGCTTGCTACGGGAGTCGTGCGTGGCGATCTCTACTCTGAATACTACCAGGACATCGCTGACTTAGATCAGAAGATGGCCGGGCGGATCGCTGAGGTGGAGGAGAATAAGGTTGAGCCGCGTAATACGGCTGAGGCTGTGAACGAGTACTTCGAAATTACCCGGGAGTTCGCCATCCGCCGTAACCAGCTAGCCCTTGATACCTTCCGTGAGAGGGAGTTCGATATAGACGAAGAAGACCCCTTTAAACACGCCCTTGCCGAATACTACAAGGCGTTTGATGACGCCAGGACCCCAGCGGGCAACTTCGACACAGATAAGTACAACAAGCTTCTGGCTGAACTCAACAGTAAGTGGAAAAAAGAGGGCACTTTAGACTACGTGCTAGCTAACACGCATATGTCCCCTGTCCCTCGGAAGATTATGAATGCCCTGAAACTACATGCGAATAAGACTTGGAGGGCCATTAACGCTTCTGAGGCTGCTCGTGAGAGGCGCCGGGCACTGCACAAAGCGGCGCGTGAATAGTACCAGTAGCCAGTTTATACGGTGCGATTGTCACAACGACGTTGTGGTTGCTAAGGCTAGGGACGGTAAGCTGATTATTAGGAAAAGGCAGAACGGTCGCTGGCACGTTGCCGTACTACTTCTTGACAGTAACGGCAAGGCCATGATACAAAGTTAGAGTATGGCGGAAACTGCCTAGGGTGTACTAGGCACCCCAGTAGGTCTGTAAATGGCCCCCAATAGATAGCTAGGCTGCCCCACGGAGGTCTTTCTTTATGGCCGACTACGAAATACCTGAAGGCTCTGACACCACTCCAGTAGAGGGGTTATCTGACACTGCCGTAGAGGTGCCCACCGAGCCCACTGCCGCTGAAACTACTGTTGCCGAAGCTCCTGGTACTCCTGTAGCCGAGGCCCCTGTAGTTGGACCTTCCCCAGTTGAAGCTCCTATTTCTACGCCTCAATCTTCTATTGACCAACAACACCTGTCTAATCTTGAGCAGCAGAACGCTGACCTCCTGCGTCAAAGGGCAGAGTCCGAGCAGCGGGAAGCGTTAACTAATCTTGACCAGCAGGTGGCTCAATACCAACTTGAGCTAGAGCAAGAGGGTCTCACTACTGAACAGGCATGGTCTGTTGCTCAACGGGCCAAAGGGCAGTTCCAGCAGGTACAGCAGGCTAACCAACGGACTGATAGTGAAAGATTGTATCGAGACGCGCAGACTCGTGCTGTGCGGTATTTCTCCAAGCAGTATGGCGTCGATCCGGAAATCCTTTTGAAATACCCGGACCAAGAATCTATGGAAGACGCCGCCAAGCGCGAGTCTAGATTTGCGAAGCAGGCGAGGGAAATAGCGGAACTGAAGAGAAGTGTAGGTCCGCCCCCTCAGTCCTTTGACTCTAATCGAACTACTCCGGCAATGGCCATCTCATCTGAACGAGACCTGGATAGGTATAATGCTGGAGATAGGTCACCGGGCGCACTGGCGGCGGCGAGAAAAGCAGCAGGACTAGGTTAGCTTACCCAGGAGGTAGAAGGTCATGGCACAGACGGCGACGACTGGTAATCTGGAAAATGCCCAGAAGATCATTATTGCGGCGAGTAGGTACACAGAGGAGCATAATGCTCCAGCTCTAGCGCTGATAGAGAAGTTCAATCTCCCGAAGGGAGCAAAGCAGGTCACGGTTCCCAAGGTGGGGCCGATGACCATGTCTGATCTCACGGACGGTCAGGACATCGTGGATGAGGAAGACATTGGCATGACCACGGTAGACCTGACGGCCTCAGAGGTCGGGGCCAAGGTCATCCTGACCGACAAGTTGGTACGGCAGGCCGCCACCAACGTCTTCTCCATGATAGGCAGACAGCTTGGTGACGGTATGGCGAGGAAGAAGGACGAGGACGTTCTGGCTCTCTACACCAACCTAAATGGTGGTACCAAGTTGGGTGCTGCGACCAAGTTCATGAAGGCATCTAACGTACAGGGAGTTATTGCCCACGCGAAAGCCAACAAGTTTGGCAACCAGGTGTACATCCTCCACCACCCGAATGCGGTTGCATACCTCTCCAAGGAAGTGGCAACAGTCGCGTCCGCGGGGTCTGCCTCTATACCAGAGGGCTGGTCTCAGGACTTGCTGGGCAACTTCTGGGGTGGCCTTCGCCCCATGAACAATGTGGCGATCTTTGAAGACGGCAACATTTCAGAGGACTCTTCCGGTGATGGCATCGGCGTAATAGCCGACAAGACCGCTCTAGCGGCACTTAACAGTGTGGAGACGCGAACTGAGCGTCAGCGTGACGCCTCTCTCAGGGCCACGGAAGTAGTGATGACTGCTGACTACGGCGTGTTCGAGCTAGATGATACCCGTGGCGCAGGAATCACATTTGACGTAACAGCTCTGGCGACTAACAACTAGGAGCGGTCATGGTTACTGGAATAACCGAGCGTAATCAGATGAAGGCAGAGTTGGTCAATCTTGGGTACTCGCTGAAGTACATAGATGACTGGCAGCCAAAGACGACACTGTATCGGCATAGGCCCGCCTATAACGCTGAGGGCGTCATGTCTGATGCCATCGGTACAGCGGTGCTAAATGTGCCCGGTAACCCTGATTACGTGTTTCGTAAGTCTAAAATAGGGTTATTCCCCTGGATGCCCAGCGAGAAGTGTGAGTGCCAGTGGTGCGGAGTTGCGGGCTCTGAGCAAATCGAGGAACCAGTTACCAGTGTGGTAGCGAGTGTCCCCGAGTCCGCAAGTACCGTCGGTATCCAGGACGGTAGGTCCAGACCTGCCCAAATTCAGTGTACCGTGTGTGACTATGTGTCGGAAGGCGCGTCCCTTTCGGGTGCGCAGTCCAAGCTGCGGAGTCACACAAAAAGTCACTAGGAGTAGTATGCCGGGGGCGGCTGTAAAGATAGGCCGAGGTCGCTCCCGGCAAACAAATATCGGCCTGTCGCAGGGCATAGAACCTGCTCAAATAATAACCTTAAAGGAGGTTAGGCATGGCATTCCCATTGTCAGTAAATTTATCGTATGGAATGGAAAAACGAGAGACTTCAGACCAAAGACAAAAACTTGGTACCAGGGCAACCACCCCTGATGGTAGAGTTTTCTACTATGCAGAGAATAGCGGTACAGCTATTACCCACGGTGGTTACTTGCTAGATGGTATCGCTGCTGTTGCGGCACATGATATGGATGTAGCGGCTGCTGCCACTTCAGCAGGAGAAACCACCTTTACTAGTGGAACTTCTCTTACCACGACTAAAAACCAGTATGCAGATGGCTATGTGTACTTTAACGATGGACCAGGGCAAGGTGAGACTTATAAAGTTAAGTCTAATACTGCTGTATCTGGTGCGACTGGACTCTCAATTACTATTGATGAGCCCG